AGGTTGAGAGTGCGGAATCTAACACGCGTTGATGTCCTATGGCATTGACAACGGGAGAATTCTGCACAGCTGGAACGATCGAACCGACTGCGTTCGTGAGAGCAGGTGTACCTTCGAAGTGAAGGACGTATCTGACATCGGCACATATGGCGAGGGGAGGCAAGCCTTCCAACCTCACACATATGGCATCAAAGCCCGTAGGCTGTTTTGATGCAAGCGAGTCAGATACCGCGGGATTGCCAAGACCTGTAGCGTTACTAACAATTGCCTGGTCCGAGTACGGGACACCAGCAATTGAAGTTAGATATTGATCATTAGTAACATTCTTGAAATCGAATGCACCAGGACTGACGGGTCGGAAGTTTACACTCAGAGATTGAGAAATCAAATCTTGAACTGTAAGCTCGACGGCACCGGGTAGTTGGATGATATTCGAGTTCAAGCCAGCAGTTGTTGAGGCAATGTCGGATCCACCAGCTGGTCTAACGCCTATTGCGTGGGCAGCCAACGTGTAGTTGGATGTAGCACACAAGAGGGAGTTGGGACCAGGCATGTTGTCCGCCATTGGAACAGTAGCGATGATAACCCGACCAGTCGCTGTAGTTGGGGGAAGAAGATTTCGAATCTGGATCCCACCACCGACAACGCGATAGTTGGTTAGTACACCGGCTAACGATGATTGTATTACACTTGCATAGGCATCTGGTGATGTACCAAAATACCGAGCCATTGATGAAGTGTTCACTGAAGCTGTGGTCATGTCTATGAAACTACAGTACGGGTCGGGGGTCATGATGAATGACGCCACACCAAGATTATTTGAAATAATCGTGATGGTACCTTCCGTATGATAAGTTGCAGTAGGATATGAATACATATCGGGAACTTGAGCGCCCATAGCGGCCTTACTGAAAGGTCGCATGAGTGCACTTGCATAAGCGTTTAAGTGATCGTTACCAAAGGAATATCCCTTGATGGGACGGTTCTTTGGTTTTTGTTGCTGCTTAGGTTTTGGCTTTTGTTGTTGAATAACAACGAGTTGGTTCTTCTTAGATTTAGAGGAGGACATGATATATAAACACAAAAGGTGACCCGTTGGTCACCTTGGGCGGCAAACCGTTGCCAAGGAATTAGAAAATTCCGTTTATTATCGATGTCAAGATCTCTGGAACGAGAACATTTGCTTCGTTTTCCATAAAAGTAACCGGATCTGGGTCCTTTGAACGAGCCAGCTCGTAAGGATAATTACCAGTAACAGACGCCTCCAAGCCAAACCAATCGATAACGCCATGGTAGCGATTAGGATCAGCTCTGAACTCACGTAAAACTTCGTAATTGAAGGAACGGAATTCTAACTTGGGGGTCATGTTTGGTAATTGATGGAACATCAGATGTGTTTCACTCTTGATCAGACGTAATGGTGTGAACC